AAAATGCAGAGTGGTGAAACACGCAAGCCTATTCTATCTGTCACTCTGACTGGCAATGAATTGTATGAGGCACTACGTTGCGATGCAATAAACGGTCAGAAGTTGAACCGCTATACCTTCCGTTTGAATAACAACGGATTGAGCGTCGAGGTAGGTGATGAGTTGAAGGGTAAGACCTCAACAAACCTAAGTGCCGACAATACAAACGATGAGTTCAGTGTTACCTTTGAGGGCGGTCTTGATACTGTCCTAAAACACTACCCCGGTGATGTGCAATTGCATTTCATTGATTTCCGAGAAGAGGGTCAAGGAATCCGTCTTCTTATCCAACTCGCAGACGGACTCAATCCTGATTTCGTCTTCCAAGCGGGACTACTAAGGTGATTAAAATGAAGGCAGAAATAGTTTTGACAGATGATGAAGGCAACACACACATGGTGACACTACACCCCGAAGACGGGCCTTATGCGCTCGTCCTTGATGGTTTCGTGTTCTCCGCTCATGTGGTGCATATGAAGAAAGAATACAGGAATAAGGATTGGTTGAACAATGCTTATACTGTCGAAGGGCGCAGCATGGCTGATATTGCAGCCGAGCAAGGCGTAACTCCGATGGCAATCAACAACTGGCTCGCCAAGCACGAGATTCCTACGCGCCCACGAGGACGACCGAAGGAGTAATCACATTCACGGGGTTTGCCCGGTTAAAAACGACGAAGAGGGTCATGGTTCCGGCATTGCCGGACCGGGCGGGGGAGGCCCTACCTCCTACCTTCCTGTCGTTCCCCGGTGAATGTCTTTAGGAGGAATAGACATGAAAGATAGATGTGAGTGGTGCTTCCGCGCAGCGTGTGTTCACCCGTTGATGCGTATTTGTCACCCCTGTTACACCGACTACCTTAAGTCCGAACCCAAACCGAATAAGTGGTGGTTGCGATGATAGTTGAGCAGGGGAGAGGCCGTGAGGTCATCATAAGATACCGTGACAAGGAAGGCAACCGTAAGGTAATGTTGGAAAAGGACTATTGGCCTTACGCTTTCGTTGAAGACGAATCTGCTAAGTGGGTTCAGGCTGTTCGTAAGGAAACAGGCTACAAAGGTTTGTATGGCGAGTCGCTGACAAAGATTGTAGTCGCTAACCCTGACCAACTGAGAAGCCTACGAGACACCGGTCCTACTTGGGAAGCAAACATACCATTCGTCAATCGTGTCCTCGCTGACCGAACTAACGTGGGGATGGACCCCATACCTAACTACAATCATCGTGTGTGGTATCTTGACTGTGAGTGGTCGCCAGATAGTGGTGAGATGAGAATCATGGTCGTGTATGACTCATACACTGAGAAGGAATATGTCTGGTTCATCCACCCTGACTTCGCATCCGGCAGATACGACAAAGTAGGGGATTACGAGTATGCTACCAAAGCGATGTGTTTCAACGATGAGAAGTCCATGCTTGAGCATTTTGTAAATCACATGAAGCGTTGTGACCCTGACATTATCACGGGATGGTTCGTGGTAGGAGCAGACATGAAAAGGATTGCAGAGCGGTGTCGCTTTCACAGTATCAATCCCGGCAATATGTCTCCACTACGTCGCTTCCGATGGAACTTCGGTGATTGGGACCAACCCATCGCCGGAAGAAACTGCATTGACTTGATGCTCGGATTCTCAAAGTTATGGGAATTGAAGAACGGTAAGTTGCCATCATATAAGTTAGATGATGTGGCCGAGGAATGCCTCAACGACCGCAAGGTAGCACTACCTGACGGCCACGATACCTATTGGTCTGACCTTCCCCTCTATCTCCACTACGCACGACAGGATGTGCGTCTTTTGCCACGCCTCAACGGTCTGGTAAATGCTATCGAGTATTATTGTGCTATACAACACATCGTCCAATGTGACATTCGCTCCACTCCTTTTGTAACTAAGGTGTTCACCTCTCTTGCTCTGCGAGATAAGGAGTTCAATGAGAGAATACCTACCAAACCTCAGTTCGCCTTTAGGCCATACAACGGTGCAGAAGTTATGGAGCCTGAGCCGGGGATTTATAACAATATGGGAATCCTTGATATTAGAGCAATGTATCATTCCAACGCCGAGTTGCACAATATCAGTTGGGACACACTGGATGATGACGGCGACGATTGCGGTAACGGAATCCGATTTCGTAAGGGTAATCCCGGCCTTCTCGTCAGGCAGATGGAGAACATGACTCACCTACGCAACCACTTCAAGTTGTTGATGAAGGACGACCCTGATAACTACGATAAGTGGGACACCATGCAGTTCGCATGTAAGAGCCTCGTTGCTTCGATGTATGGTGCTGCTGGCGACTCAAAGTATGGTCTGTATCACCCTGATGTAGCCGCTGCAATCACCTACACATCTCGTCAGACGCTTGGCCGTCTTCGTGACCTTGCCAACGAGGAAGGACTTACAGTTCGATACGGACACACAGACAGCGTATTCTGTGAGGTTCCAAGCCCAGAGGTGGGTGTGGAGGCACTGACCCGTATCAACGATAAGATGTTCCCTATCATCACCGAGTTTGAGAAGTGGTGTAGCAGCATGGTTATCATGGCAAAGAACAGATATGCTGGCTTGACCACATGGACTGATGGCGAATATCATGAACCATCTTTGTATGTCAAGGGCATCGAGTTGAAGCAATCCCGTATGCCTCCTGTGATGAAAGAAGCCATGAAGCAAACACTTGGTGCTATGTTATCTGGTCGCCCAGAGGCAGCAATTACTAAGAATCTCACATCTCTTATTGACGAGATTGTATCTGGTGAATGCCCCATCCGAGATGTGTGCATGAAGGGTAAATTAGAAAAGTCACTCGGACAATACAAAGTTCTTTCAGAAGGAAGGGCTGGTGCTGCTTGGGCCAACGAGCATCTTGGTAAGGGCTACGGTGCTGGCTCATTCTTCCTCGTGACATTGGACTCTCGCGGTAAATACATCGCCTTTGATGACCCATCTGAAATTGAGGGCATCGCTGAGATTGGCTACCGAACTCTCGCTGAGAAGTTCGTAGTCAATAAGGTCATCCCGTATTACGAAGTTATGGGGTGGGATTACCAACCCCTACACAACGCTCTGAACGGATTAAGCAACACGGGATGGCTATGAGCAAGTTTATATGCGTAAAAGGAAAGTGAATACTATGGCAAGAGGAAGAAAGATGACCATGCGTGAGGTCGAAGACCAACTAAAGGATACACGCCTTTACATCGGTCAGTTCTCACAGGCTGTCTCTATGGACATACACCGATTGAACGTGATACTCTTTTCTTATCTAAAGGAAGTGGGTGCTGCGGAAGAGATTGTCTGCCCATCATGCAAGCAAGAGATTCTAATACCACTTATTGAGGGTCTTGAGAGGGAGACACATTGTCCTTCCTGTAACGCACCTTTGGATAACGGGCAGCAGACCCTTGACGATTACACGGAGGAAGAATGATGAATGATTACGACGATATAGTCCACAACCTTATCCGATATATCACTGGCTTGCGCCGTGGTCAGTCAAAAGAAGAGTTCATCTCCAAAGAAGTAGTAGCGGCATCTCTTGAACATATCTTAGGGGTCAGGGTTGAATGACCGTAGCCACCGAAGAACAGGTGGCTAACTCGTCCTACTCACCGGGCGAGAAGCCCATCCTACGCATATCTAAGTCCTCTTTCATGGGATACAATAAGTGTCCACGCCAGTTTTGGTGGAGATACGTTAGTGGTGTGCCTTCTCCCCCGCCCGGAGAAGCAGCCATTAGAGGAACTGCAATCCACACAGTCATGGAAGTAGCACTGATTGACGGCCCTGACGCTATCCCTGCTGTTGCAGCAGAAAACGATGTGGGTGATGACCCCGGTGTTGATGAGATGGCTGGCCTGATACACAGCATCGCTGCCACTCTTGGCGGTCTTGATGTGGTCGAGGTCGAAGAAAAGAGGTATCTCTATGAGGATTTCCAAACCGACAATCTTGGCATCGTTCCTGTTATTTGGAGCGGTATGATTGACGGTGTTTTGCGCCACCCAGACGGTGGACTTATTATCGTGGAATTGAAGACGGGTAACATGAACCCGGCTAAATTGTCACGCACCCGCAAGGAGTTGGTGTTCTATCGCCGTATGCTTGAACAGGCAGGTATGGACGAGGTGTCTCACTTCCTTTACATCGCTCCTGATTGCACAGACGACCGCATGTTGGACGAAGTTGGCAAGCGTGGTAAGACCGTGTGGCTCGGAGAAAATTGTGGAATCGCTGTTTTAGAGCCTGTTCCAAAGCGGTCACTTAATGTATTCCCACAATCCTTAAACGACACCGTGGAGAACATAGTTTCCCACCGATGGCCGATGAAGTGGAACGACTACTTCTGCACTGAATGGTGTGACTTCTCCATGAGTTGCGAAGGTATTTTGGCGGGTATAACTGAGGATGTGGTTTGATGAGTAAAGAAGTAACAGTATGTGCAAAAGATGACGGTAGCGGCAACTGTGAGTGGGTTGACCACATGACTCTATGGTCCGTCACCAGTGAAGAAGGGGGAGAGAGGAAGCCTATTGAGGTAGCAACCTGCTCTTGTGGAAATGAGCAGGTGGTTGGCTGAATGCTGCTTTCATTCCCTCGTGAGATAGGACTACGGCGTAGCCTATGTCCTTCGCTTGACCGATACACATCCTACGTGGATAAGGTCAATGGTAAGGCAAATTGCTATACATCTCTATTCTCATTCCGTGACCGCGATTCTCAGCGTTCTTGGAAGCCTGATTACAACTCAGTCGTCATTGACCGGGCATGGTGGGACTTTGACAAGGGCGAGC